ATTAAATTCCCCTATAGAGACTTCACCAGTCCACCAACTGGGGTCTGTTTTATTTACTCTTTCTTGTCGGGTGTTGGTTTCTTGGTGATTACGATAGGGGAGCCTGGTGCACTACTCACCAAAATGGTCTCTAACAGACGTAAGATCGACTGCTGAGTGGTGGATATACCCCGCATATGATCCTCGATCACTGTCAGCCGTGCCTCAATTGCAGACAAACGGCGCGGGGTCACGTCGTCTCGCACCACCACTTGAGGCATCATGGGTGGAGCTGGTGCCGGACGTACAGTAGGGTACCCGTATGTCGCCGGCTGGTCACTCTCGTCATCATCATCATTTTCATATCGGTGTCGAGTTACACCTCTTACGGGCCTGATGACGGGAGGGTCTGACATTGTGTGAGCAAAGAGTGTATCTCACCCCAAGGTTTTTAAACCAGAGTACACTAAAGGATGAGGAGGAAAATAAATGAAATGAGGAGGAATGTAAAGAAGAAAACCACATCTAGGTTCAAAAGGAATGCATCAAAGATCACAACACTGTCTGGTTGTGATTGGACGGAGTCCCTGCTGTTGAGGGTGGTTCGTTCATAGTCCTTTAAGACTGCAGTGCCCTGCAGGAGCGGGCCAGAGCCGTGATGTTCACCCCGAGGGCGACAAAATCTGCGCTGACAGCAGCCTCAGGGGCCGGAGGGCTGTAGCTGTCAATCAGCTCCTCAAACAACGGCTGGTTGGGGATCCCACGTACCCCTCCCTTGTAGTTCCTGAGGGTCCTCTCATCCTCTGCGTTGAACTTGCGCAGAAGTCTCTGACAAACCCACACGTAGCGGGCATAGTTGGTGGACTTGGCAGGGCCCAGGTCGGGCAGGAACCCATAAAATGGGTCGTTACCCACTGCCTCAAATGCCGCAATCACCTTGGGCCCTTCAGCTGGAAGCATCTGGGCCAGCTTTCCCCAGGGGAATGCCGGATGCTCCAGGATGGCTCGCTTGATGATTTGGAGGCCGGTGAGCCCTGTGCCTGCTGCCTGCTGCAGGGTCACTTGCATGCGCAGGCTGAGGTTCTGCATGTGGTCGCGCATCGTGTTGAACATGATTTCCAGCGCGTTGTGAGGAATCTTGGTCCCGATCTGCTGGTAGGTGTAGGTGATGACCTCCTCCGTCATGTTGACCTCGAACCCCATGTTGACGGCCAAGTCCTGGTTTATCTTCTCCAGCTTGCCTCGTGAGATGGTTCCTTGTTTGGCTAGCGACACATACAGTATCGCGTACAGCCTTGTCCCGATGTTGCTGATGTACGGGGTCGGGTAGGTCAGGAGGAAGGCGAGGATGGAGTTGTAGTGGCCCACGGTGTCCGTTCCGTCAGCCGGCCTCACCAGTGTTGGGAGCCCATTGAAATCGCACAACCATGGAATGCGGTGCAGGGGTCCTTCGGCAGCTCTCGCGCTCGCCCAGAGTTGGGGTGTTATGACACATAGGTCCTTGACGTTCTTGCCGACCTCCTGGCGAAGGAACTCAACTACCTGCGTCCGCCCTCTAGCGCTCGCCTCCGCTGGAGGTAGAGCCAGCGCCGTCATGTTGGGCGCTATGGCGTTCGCAATGGCGATTGTGAGGGTTGCCTTTTCAATGTCTGTGATGGCCTTGAGGTAGGCCTCTCCTCGGGCCATGATGGTGATCCTGGGGAAGATGGCGTCATCGCTCGTTCCCGCCAGGAAGTCGCAGTTGGCACCGGTCAGCTGATCAGTGGCCACTATCCCTCCGAACGCCTTTCGACGCTGGTACTCCGTATCCCTCGGGTTCCAGAAACCCGGAGGGGCGGCCTGGAGCTGAGCCCGAGCTCCTGCTTCCACAACGACGGGCTGTACTACGGGATCACCCATGACAACTAAATGAGACTCTACCTACAGTTGGTTCGGTGATTAAGGAAGGAAGTGAGACAGCGACAGGAAAGAAGAAACACGTCACCTAAAGATAGAAGAAGTAGACACACCTGAGGTTGTATCTACTTCCATGGGCTTTTAATACAGAGGCACAGCACACAAAGAGTAGATTACGTTACAAGGGGAGATTAGATAATGGGTGCCGTTGCACCTGGAGGGCGGTAGCTGACGGAGGGGTAGAAGTGCGACGATGGGGGACTGATGAGGATGGTGGCCTCCTCGTTACAGGCTCCGCTGGAGCAGGGAGTCGGGGAGGAAGTTGGGGGCGACGGAGTACCAGCCTCGACGTCGTCACGACTTGGGTTGGTTGGGACCTTGATGAGCAGGTACTTGGCGAGTGTTCCCCAGAACATGGCAAACATCCTGAACCCGCACCCGAACGTCTTGTACAGGAACGTGGCGTTGAGCACCACATTCCCGATTGCCTTGATCGCCGTAATGACGAAGATGACACCCATCACCCCCGCAAGGTTGACGGAGAAGGTCCACCACCAGCCATAGATTCGCTCCATGAATGATGTTTGAAGCTTGTCTAGGCCACTCTGTCTCAGGAGGCCTGAGGCGTCTAGTCCCTGGTGGTCCACGTTCAGCCCCGCCATTGACGCAGCCATGGTTGTTTCAATGGCTGTTCTCTCTATCGGGAACATGAGCTGCCGCTGGTACTTCTCGAGCAGCGACTGAGAGTAAAGCCCGGCTGAGATAAGGTGGGGCGGAGAAGTGTACGCCCACTCGGCTTGGAAGGAGGCGTTCAGGACCTGAGGCGGCAGGACGTGGGTCGGGTGCGGGGCGAAGCTCACCCAGTTTCCGTTGAGGAAGAACAAGGGGGGTGCCAAGGGTGAGCAGTCGATCTCGGTACCGTACGTGGTGATGATCCGGGACCTAGGCTTCAGGAACACCTGTGTCCCGTTATAGGTCACAGGGATTTCCTGGAAGCATGCAGACGACGCACGGTAGTCCACAGAGACAGGCGCACACTTGACCATGTACACCACTTCACCCCGTAGCACAGCTGTGATCCCTGGCTGTTGTGTGTACGTCCAGGCAAACTCCTCAGGAGCCACCATGGCAAGAGTCGTGAGGTGAGTTAGCAGTCTGTGGTTCACATCACACATCTGCTTCTGGAAATGAAGGTAGACGGATGTGAGCTCACGCGCAAGGTGCTGCTCCACATACACCAACTTGGAGTTGGTGTAGAGGAACAGATCCACTTCCTTTGGATCCATAGACCCCTTTTGGAAGTAGAAGCGAGGGCCCCCCGCTCTGAGAGGGCGGACCATGAAGAGGCGAGGGTGGTCAGTCTCTGTGGCCTCCTGGTGGCAGAGAGTTGTTTCATCACGTAGGCCAACAGCCATGACCTGCGTGGTTGTGTTGACGATCAGGGTTCGCTGTCCTTCCCGATTTTTGTAGATCGTGGCGTCACCCTCGTAGACCACGATGTAGGATGTCGGTGAGCACTTGACACCCACTCCCTCTGATGACCAATAGGTCTGACCAAGCTCTGGATCAAACCCGGAGTGTGCCTGGAACGGGTGGGAGTACCCTGATGAAAGGCGGACGGTGCTTGTGGCTACATCAAGCTGGGCTCGCTCAGTCCTCAGCGTCACCTTGTACGACGACTGCATCACCACGTCTGTGTACGTCGCCCCATTCAGAGTGAAGGTGGCACCCTTACATGTGGCGGACCCAGCATCTATCACCCCCATTTCAACCACCGGTACTACCGTTGTAGTATTAGCCGCAAATCCGGTGAGCACCTTTCCTCCCGACGTGTGGAATGATCCGTACAGATGCAGTGCGTCGCATGCCTCTTTGGGCACTCGCAAGATCTCACTCGTCACCAGTCCGTTGAAGGTCATGGACGAGTGAGAGTGCATCCCGCAGTGCTGCAGCAGGTAACTGCGTTCCACTAGGCAGGCCTTAACCCTCACAGCCTCTACGTTGCGTTCCTGGACGAGCTGGATGAACTCCACAATTGTCCCTTGAGCCCCCTCGGCCACTGGACACTTTTGGATCCATGAAAGCGATACGGCAGTGACGTTGACTGCCTGCCCTGTGCAGTCAAACCCCACAAGCCCCTCCGCTTGCTGTCCTCCACCAAGTACGCATAAGATGACCCACAACATGCAGGAACTGAGAGAGCGCCCGGAAGTAGACATAATGCTGTTTTAAAACAGCAATTGTATCTACTTCCACGGTTTTTAATACAGAAAGAATACAACAAAGGAGTTATGACACATTATATACACAGGGAGATTGCAAGCGCTCCCACTCCCCATCTCACCCCAAGCTTCCAGGCTCTTATCGGGTAGGTTCTGATGTTCCCTACCTCGAGTGGACCGTCGTGTATCCCCTCGGTTTGAGCTGATAGCCCCAAGCGAGGTGGTAATCGTTCGAGAGCTCTATCAAAAGCCAGGTTGTAGTCATCTAGCACAAGGTATTGCTTTTCGAGCAGATGTTGGGAAGCTACGAATGTGAACCCTGCAATCCTCATGTAGCGGTCGAGGACTACCAGTGTGTGCCTGAGAGTGTCATATGTGTGCCTTTCCTTGTCAGGCAGCTGACCCGCCATCTCTAGCACACACTGATCTTCTGCTGCCCTTAACTCTGTGTAAAGACTCGTGATCCATACGCCCTGGCTTGGAAATGCCGAGGCTCTGGAGTAGTCCTGCTTTGTGAATACATGGCAGACCTCCTGAAGTTTTGACCAACCATACAATGGCATGTAAGAGGCTAGCACAATGGTTTGCGGAGGATATGGTCGTGTCAGAGGCAACATGTTGCATCCAAATGTGTCATTGGCAAGATTGCTCATGTACCTAGTGGCCATCATATGGAGCCTCCTCATTTCTCTAATGGGAGGGTACAGGACGTTTACGTTGTAAGGTCTTGTTCTTTGGTTCGTCTCCAACTGTGCAATGAGGAACAATTCCCCATCCGTCGCTGATGCGTCTGCCTGCATAACCATCAGTGTGGAGCACAATGGACCAAGCCACCCGAGGACCCCGCACCATTGAAGGAACTCCGTCAAATACACCTTCATGATCAGAACCGCTCGTGGTTTGCCCACTCTGACAAAGAAGGTTGCTACATAATGCAACATGGCGAGTCTTTGGGGGCAGATCAGTGTTTTCATCTCAGCGTCGAGGGTGACTAAGTCCAAACTCATTGTGTGCTGCTCTAGTCGAGTGTATGTGGTTGTCAAGCAAAGGTCGTAATGTCCAGCCCTTATGTCGCTAAACTCCAGTAGTGTCCCTGTCCTCTGTGACGCAGCGATTGCGGCTGCAGGCAGTGGGTCCGATCGGTCAGGCCGGTTAGGAAACGTGTTGTACACCACTCGCCCTTCTACAGTGATCGCTGTCACGATACTTGTGTAGCCACCGTAACCATCCCCAAGACATGCCGCCTGACTACCTATCGGAAGTACTGGGAGCCCAATCACGTTGAGGACGTTATATGCCTTGCTCATGGAGATGTTTCCCATCCCCAAAGGTCTCAGTAGCCATCTACGGTTGAACTCGGTACCGGGCCATTCAAGCGTTGCTACGTCATAGGAAGATGGCCCAGCGGTTCCATCGTAGGATGAGGCCTGATCAGTTCTGAACCCACCAAGTGTGTGGTGGAGTGTCTTAGGATTCCGTATAATCACGAGACTGCTTGCTCCCGGATCCTGTGTCTCAGGCATCCGTATGTGACCTTTGGGAGCGTTGGCTGCTACTTTCTCAAGGCATGTCACAAGGTCGGTGCGGAATATCGTGACCATAGGGCGCTTGACTGTTAACTCAAACTCTCTGCACAATCTTCCATACTCTAAACCATCAATGCAAGCCTCCATGAGTATGGATTCCAGTGTGTCAAACGTCAGGTGGTACCTCTTAAGACTGATTTCCAAGAATTCAGGCAGGCAGAGGATTTTGGTGATGATCGGTTCCGCAAGTTCATCATCCCAGGTGTCCTCCTCAGTGATAACGTAACTTATCAGTGTCTCCTTTGTGTCTTCAGGAAACGGGAAAAGCGGTGTGGTGATTCTGTCTTCCTGAATTCCCTGGAACCCATATTCCAGTTCTGAGTCGTCCAGGACCAGACCCACACAGAGCATGGAGACAACCTCTCGTGACAGGGGTTCAGGCAACTCGGTGACTCCTGTAGTTAGCAGGGATTTGAACTCTCGGTCCAGCACTGCCCACCTAAGTCCCCATATCCTGTACATGATGTCCTTGCTAATATCCGGGTTGATTCTGTAGGACAGATGGGCGATCCTGACATCTACTTCCCCCCTCTCCACTAGTCGGCAGCATGCAACGCCAAAAATGGGAGCATAAGACCTCGGGTTGTCCCTCAGGGTGTGTCTCAGATCAGGAAAGAGTTTGTGCATGAAGACCTGAAGCTCGTAAAATCGGCCCAGTCGGTCCAGTTCTAGTAGGATTATCAACCAAGGGAGCTCCTCTCCTGGGACATTCCCTAGCGCCGTGGACAAGTCTCTGATGCGTGTCATGTTGAACCGCCTGGTCACCTCACTGTACACCATGAATGCGATATCGTTGACAAGCACCTCCATGGATATGCCTCGAATATGCTTGGTTGTCAGTTCCACTACAGATCCCTCACGTCCTGACCATCCGACGAGGGCGGAAAGGCCAGATACTGAGACATTGTGAGGTGTGTACAGTGTCTGATGTTTGGCTCGATTTCTCCAAATAGCGTTGGTTACTCCTTGGACCACAGCCAACTGTGCCTCCTCGACCTCCACAAGTTCATCTGGGTTGTCAGGTCTGTAGTATTCCTCTGGATTGAACCCAGAGAGCTCTTCGCGAATCTCGTCTAAGGCATGAGACCCTAGTTCGGACCCTGATGGCAAGTGGATCGGAGGGACATAGGTGCAGGCAAGCACTACGGGATCCTCTACGATCGGGCTCAGACAGTGTGAGCAGTCGGAGGTGACGGCCCACACTCTCGGAGGACAGACTCCCGCCTGTCCAGTCCACATCGGCAGTGCCCACAGAGAAACACAGTGCGTGTACACGTGTAGGTAGTTCACTCTGAAGTGGTCGGTGGAGGTATCAAGTGTGATGTGCGCCCGACTGTTCCCACTTGCCCTTGTGTACACATTAAGGAGGGTGTTTGGCACAATGGATGTTCGGAAATTGTTCACTCTTACGTGGTGTTGAGTTGTACGAGTGGAGAGTCTCTGCCCAGTGTAAGGCATTATGGTTTCAATGGTCTCTCCAGTATAAGCTTCAAGGAGTGTCCTGGCAACCACGTTTAGGTTACTTACGATGACTTCAGTTGTTCCCGGTACTTCCTTTGTCATTTCACTCCATTTGTAAACGTCCATCAATATGCGGATCTTCCCTGACAAGATATTGTGTGACTGGAGCTGTGCCTCGGGCTTGGACAGTCCCCGTCCTGTTACTGCACCCACAAAGGGTTCTTTGGTCCCAAGGTTGAACATTGGGGTTACTTCGTTTTCATCAGGAGCATCAAACCACAACTCAAAGTGGTTAAAGGTAGCATGATCGTCGACCTCAAAGTCTTCAGGACGTCCAAGTTGGATGAGATGCTGGAGAGGTGGTTGCGTGATCCCTTCAACCGGTTTCCCCCAGAGTCTGTCTCTCATGTCCTTTGCCACTTGGTAGGGGCACCTGCTGACGTCGTTTGGTTCAACCAACGACACCGCTCCTGTTAGGCCTCTTCTGATCACCTGCTTGCGATACAAGTGAAGTTCTTTATCTGCTTTGTAACAGGCGTTTAGTGTTCGCTGAGCAAGACCCCTTCCTGCACAGTTGAGAATGGCCGTGTAAATACTTTTGCCAGATTCAAATTTTCTTACCAATTCCCGAATTATTCCATCCGGGGTACATTCAAACAATGCAGCCAGGAGCTTCACATTGTACACATTTGCGGTAGCTAATGTGCGAAGGAAGTCACGCTCGAACCCCTTCTTGGATAGCAGGAACAGCTGTTTGATGTACTTGTTTCGTGTCCTTCTTTGAACCAAGAGTGTTACCTGTCGTCGGAGAACCGTGGAGGCTGGTGTTGGTCTGTCAATCGGAAGGGAGTAGCAGTCAGTGAACAGGCCGGCTAGACACTTCTCTGGATCTGACACTTTCTGCACCAGGAACTTTGCAAGTACTTTGTGGACGGTAGGACCTAAACGTCTTGTTTTTTGCCACAAGTCGATGAATGGCGGAAGCAGATCAGATTCAGCTCTCACAAAGAAGTTGTGAAGGAATATAATAGGGAACCCTCCCAGCATGTTGGGTACCTGCAGCAACGCCGTTAGCTCCACATCGGACAAGGACGAGTAGACGTCATGGCGCACCAAGAGCTCGCAGGACCAGTACACCCCCACTGCGTAGCACGGTATTGGGGACGGAGATGTTTTTGAAGCACTGTGGGCGTTGCTGTAGGCACTGGCTACGTAGTCATCCGGAACCGTTGTGAAGGCGTTGTTCGCACCGTAGCACTTTTGAATTTTCCTGAAGGTTTGAGGCTGCTCCACGTCACGCACAAAAGCATCTTTGCTATATGCAAAGTAGCATTCCGAGGCGTAGGAGTCCTCAACTTTGATGACGTGTCCAAGCTTCTCCCCCCTGCTGGACACCGATTCCAACAATTTTGCCTTGAGTTCATCAAGCGACGTGTTCGTCAGTGCGGAAGGCGGAACCATCACCGCTATGCGCAGGTCATCGCCCTTGCACAGAATGTAATACGGATACGGATGGTCCTCCATACACACCTTAATTTGGTGTATGTAGGTCAGGACCCATGTGTCTTGGTTCAGTCCTTCTATCCCACCAAGTTGACCGTCCCACGAATACACTTCGTCAGCATCAGGTACGTAAATGAAGGACCTCTGGTATGCTTCGTGAGTCTTGGAAAAGATTGGAACCCCGTACGCAGCATCAAGAACAGCTTCCATGACCGGAGCCACTGACGCTGCTCTGAACCTATTGTTCCAGCTGCTGGCGTCAACTGACACAATGATCATCTTGTGGCCCCGATATGCATTGTGTAATTTTCTGAATGCCAGCAGTTTCTTGGCCAGGGCAATTTCACCCAATGTCATCACATGCTCGTCCGAGTAGTCATTAAGGAATCTGGCCACATTGAGCTCCTGTATTATGCCCCGAGCCCTATCGAGCGTTGACTTGCACCCGAATCCTCGTGCCTCAAGTTTGTGCTCCTTCTCTTTAGGGCAGATTTTTATAATGAGGTAGTTTGCCACCTGATCCCACTCCCCCGCTGTGTAGGCCTTCATGTACGGCATATGTGACGTCTCAGTCTCTGGCCACAGGAGGTAGAACAGGAGGAGTCGGGTCTTCCTCCAGTCAGTTTTGAAATCCGGGTCATTCTCAATGTACTTCTTTAGCGCGTCAGATTTTAGGAGTGACACCGTCCGGTCCTTGACGTAGGGGAGGAAGTTCTCGACCCAATCAAAATCAAGGCACTTTTGTATCCTCACCTTGTCATAGTCTACGAGCTCTATTTTCCCGTACCGGCGGGTGTGTGGGACCGACCGTGGATCGGTGTTGGTCATACATGCACGAACCAACGATTTGGATGCTCCTGGGTCAAACGTTACCAAAGGCCACTTTCCCTCTTTGGCCAGGTACTTGCGGATGAAATCCTCCTGTGCGTAGCGGACACACTGCTGCACCATCATGGGATCAATCGGTCTTTCCTCATTCACTTTCTTATTCAACTCAATGGCCCCCTGTTTCACATCGCAGAACGGATGCCCCATTATCTTGCTGAGGCAGGAGAGCTCATGCCTTACAGAGATTGGGACTCTTCGAAGCATCATTTGCAGGGGGGAACCATTGTAGTTGTATCCTACTGTCTTGCGCATTGTATCAACTACTGTGTTGAGAAACATTACGTTCCCCTCTCCTTCGAGTTCATACAACGTCTCTCCAATGCACAGACCCTCCAGGAGCTTTGAGAGGTTAAAGAACTTTTGCTGGTACCTACGCGCGAGAGTTGCCCACAGTTTCATGAAGGCGACCGCTTCCTTCGTGATATCATGGCCATATAATGAAGGAGGGCAGGCAGTGGTGTAGACGAGAACTGACAACATGTCGCACACCTTGTTGTGTATTAGCAAGGCATACGTCTTCGGGAGGAAGTAGATTGTGTCATCATGCGAGATCACGAGGCTGTTTTGGGACCATGCAGCGAGAATGTCAAGCTCCTTATTCCTCCACCAGCACTTGACTCCTACACGTTCCACCCAGGCCTCCGTGGACTCCTCCATCTTCTTCCTCTCCCCAGCTCTCCCTAGTGCGGTTATCCACTCATCCAGATGGTTCTTAGCAGCAAGGAGCTGTCGAAGCAATTTGCAGGATGCCCATCTGTGTCGCCATCCAACTGCATATTGCTCGCAGGAGCTTGTAAGTCCGTCAGCCTTCGACATCATGTTCCACAGTAACTGACAGTTAACCACCTGGCCAGCTACGCGAATGGCTCGTACCGCATTTGGGTCTGTGTCATGACCCACTGAGAGTTGCTCTATGTGAGCAAATAAAGCTCCCATGACGTGTCTGTTGTACGCCCAGTCATCGGGCTCATATGGCAGATGTGCACCCCTCAGTCCTGCTCTCAAGAACTGATCATCGATCGATGGGGTTCCTTTGTCAACACGATTGCAGAATGCTGTCGCGTGGGACATTCGTAACGCGACATTAAACTTGCGCTCATACACCAGGTCATGAACTGGCAGAGGAACATCATGTTGAGACTCCATAATGTATCTCTACCCATGTTAATTGTTTGGGTGAAACAAATAATAAATGAAGATAAAAGGGACTTTTTTAAATCCTCTTATCTTCTGAAGAAAATGAGTTTTAAAACAGAAACC